TTACTTTGAACTTCACAGTAGCACCAACTTCAAATCAATATCGTGTAGTAGTACACGCTTAGGAGGCATAGCGTGGGTCTATTAGATAGATTCGCTAAGCGAGTTGCAGCAGAGATAGAGAAAGCACCAAATCTACCTGCTGGTTCTGTAACCATGACTGAACAAGAAATGGTTAATCGTTCAGGAATCATGAATCAACAGTATGGTCAATCGGTTTCATTACCACGAAATGCGATATGGCCAAATGTACCTTTCACTCCGGGCAATCCGTTAATTCCGGGAGCAATCAATCCTGTTCGTGAAGATGGTAGAGCCGACCCAAGAAGATATGAATATCAAGTTGCGCAAAATATCAATATCACGCCAACTAAACTTATTCCGTTCACTACCTTGCGTTCAACTGCTGATCAAGTAGATATTATTCGCAGATGTATTGAAGTTGTTAAAAGCAAAATTACTGGTATGGACTGGGATATTGTTCTATCAGATGATGCGTCAGAAAAGATTGCTGCCGAATCAGGCAAAGATCATGTTCGTGCTATGGCTGAAGCAAGAGTTAATTACACTGAAGACATTGCAAGACTCAGAGGATTCTGGGAACAGCCTGATAAGAACAACGGATATACATGGTCTGACTGGATTAACTTAGCATTAGAAGAAATCTTAGTTATTGATGCTTGGGCTATTTGGCCACAGAAATCAGTAGGCGGAGATTTATTTGGATTTCAAATTCTTGATGGCTCAACTATCAAGCCATTGATTGATGATCGTGGTATGCGACCAATGCCGCCGAACCCAGCATTCCAACAAATCTTATTTGGTTTCCCTCGTTCAGAGTTTATGGCGCCGAATGAAATTGAAGATGCTGATGGTGAATTTACATCTGACGAATTATCTTACTTAGTTAAGAATCGTCGCTCATGGACTATCTACGGATTCAGCCCAGTTGAAAGAGCATTACCTTTAGCAGATATTTACCTACGCAGACAACAATGGATAAGAGCCGAATATACAGATGGCGTACTGCCTGAACTGTTATTCACTACTGATGCTACCTTCGGCAATAATCCTGAATTATTAAGAGCGTATGAGAATATCTTCAATGATGATTTAGCAGGACAAACTGCACAAAGAAAGCGTGCTCGTTTATTACCTGCTGGTATGACACCAATTCAATATGACGGATATGGTGAGAAATTCAAAGATGTATTAGATAACTATTTGATTACATCTATCTGCGGACACTTCGGCGTATTACCTAGTGAAATCGGTTTCAGCGGTAGTGGCTCTCTGGGTGCTTCTGGCTTACAGAAGGGCGAATCACTTTCAGCAGAGATTATCGGTATTCAACCATTGGCTGATTGGGTTAGCAGACAATTAACTAATTTATCTTACCTGTATCTAGGAATGCCTCGTGAATTAGAGTTTAAGATTTTATTTGAGAGCAAGATTGATACCGAATCAGAAGCACGCCGAGTTGATATTGAATTAAAAAATGGCGGACGCACTGTAAACGAAGCAAGATCAACAATGGGATTACCTTTACTAGATACTCCGCAAGCAGATATGCCAATGCTTTATAGCGGTTCAGGATTATTCTTCTTATCGCCTGATGGAATAATTGATGCTGCTACTGCTAGTTATGCTTCTGCATTAAGCGGTGATGATGCTACGCCAGTTGATAGCCCATTAACTATTGGCGAGAAACCTGAAACTGAAACAGGCAAACCTGAGCCAAGTGTTGTTGAAGAAATGTCTGAGGACAATACGGACAATGCTGTCAAAGAAGTCAAAGCATTTCTAAAATGGCTGCGTAAGAGTAATCGCAAACGACCATTCAATTTTGAAGTGGTTGAAGCAGATTACGCCGAAGTTATCAACAAGTATGTTGCTATCAACGATGAAGAATCTGCTCGCTGGTACGCCGAAAGATATATAGGACTCTAATGAAACCGAATAGAACCCGACTAAAAACTAGAGTTGCGGTTCGTTTCGTTCGTTCTATAAGACTGGGCATAAAAGATATGTTCTCGGTCAATCAGATTCTTGACTCTTGGTTTTCGTTACAGAACCCTATGGATAATCTGAACGAAAATCTGCCAGCGAAAGTTCATAGTCAGTTGGCTCGGGACTGGGTACGCATTCATGCGCCCAAACTTGATATAACCCGACTCAACTCTGCACTCGGTAGGTTATATGCAGAAGCGTATATTCTTGGCGAAGACATAACGACTTATGAATTGGCTAGAGCAGTAGGAATACAGAAGGCTGCCCCGAACAAGAAACAACTGCAAAGAGCATTAACTATTAACTGGAATAAATGGCGAGCAGGCAATCGTGCTGCTGCTGCTTTGGTAGATCCACCAGAAAGCCTTAGACGCCTATTACAGAGTCGTTCGATAGTGATTCAGGGGATTACTAACACTACCCTAAATAGAATTGGCACAGCGCTCGCTGAGGGCTTAGAACGAGGTGCCACACGCAAAGAAGTAGCCGATGATATTTCATACATCATTGGTGACGATTCAAGAGCAATTACTATTGCTGGTACAGAAATGAGCCGAGCAGTAGTACAGGCAAGTAAAGACCTTTATGCCGATAGCGGTGTAGAGAAAATTCAATATCTAGTCGCAGACCCTTGCGATGAATGTCAAGAAAACTATGATGCTTCGCCAATAGACATTGGTGAGCAATTCCCCAATGGCGACCCACCAGTTCACCCAAACTGCATGTGCGATATTGCACCTTATGTAGTGGATACTGGATTATGGGAATATGTTTACGGCGAAGAAAGCGAGTAAAGGAAAACTATGAGCGAAAATACAAGTGTCTATGCTGATATCCTCAAATACGATGATAATGGCGACGGAACTCTAACAGTCTATGGTAAAGCGACAGATGATGCGCTAGACATTGATCAACAGATTTGCGACCCAGTATGGCTAGACAAAGCGATGCCTGATTGGTTCAGAACTGGCGGTAATATCCGTGAACAACACAGCAATATCGCTGCTGGCGTAGCGCAAGAGTATGAAGCAAAAGCAGACGGACACTACATCAGTGCTCTAGTAGTTGACCCAGTATCAGTTAAGAAAGTTCAAAATCGTGTACTACGAGGATTCAGTATTGGTATCAAATCTCCTCGTGTTGTGCGTGACCAAAAAGCAGCAAATGGTCGTATAGTAGATGGTCAGATTGTTGAAGTATCTCTAGTAGATAGACCAGCAAACCCAAATTGCCAATTAGTTTTGGCTAAGTCACTGAATGGTGAGAAAACACTAACGAAAGTAGAGGAACTCTTGGAAACCAACATAGAGAAAGAAGTGGCGGAAGATTCAACGGCTATGGGTGGAGAATCCAAGGCTATTCCATCACGCGAAGAAATGATGTCTAGATATGCTTCTGCACGCAAAGCACTAGATGAAATTACAATGGAATGTAAATCTTATGGCTACGAAGACATGGATAAACAATACGGCGAATCAGCAGAACAAGAAACAGCCGAAGGTCCTGCTGGTAGCGGAGCCGAACATGAATTAGGCGAAGCCAAAAAAGAAATGGTTGATCAAAACAATCTTGAAATGTCAGCCGATACAACAAAGAAATGTTTAGAGTGTGGTTGCAATATGCCGGGAGCAACACACGGATTAACACAAGTGCCAGTAACAGGCGGAACACCAAACAATGAAATGGCTAATGTTTCTACTGCCACTATGATTACACCTGACGAAACACCATTACCTAAGTCAGTTGAAACAATCGTTCCACCTTCAACTATTGAAGAAGTAGGAACTATTATAGAAGAAGAAGATTCTGATGAGGACAACTCAGCAGATAAGTCCCTGCTCGCTGATGTTAAATTAAACGACATCATTGAGAAAGCCGTAAAGAGTGCTATGTCTTCGGTTGAAGCCGAAGTTGCATTATTGAAGTCCGCAAAAGAGGCGGTAGAGAATAAAGCAACTGAACTACAAACTGAATTAGCAACGGCAAAATCTCTCGCAATAGGTGGCGGTCCAAAACGGACAACCATAGCGACAGGTGCTAATAAAACAAACGAGTGGAAAGCCAAAGCAGATTTATATTTCGCAAAGGCTTCCGCAACAACCGACCTGATTCTTGCTAAGGGATATCGTGATATGGCTAAAGATTTTCTTGCCAAATCCGCTCCTGAAGTAGAATCTAAATAACTCTTTACAGGAGAAATAACTCAATGGAAAACTTAAAAGTTCATGACTTGTTTAACGAGTCAAACCCTAAAGTTGCCGCAGAGCGCCACGACGAATACATCGGAGAATTAAGCAAGTCGCTTTCATCTCCACGCCCATTCGTAAACGGCGAATTAGGTCAAGATGCAACTAAGCAGTTAGAAACACTTGCAATGAGCAAGTCACTAACTCCTGATGCTCTTGCTTCACTACAAACTGCGCTAACTGCACAAAGAGGTGCCGTAGGTGATATCAATAAAGAAATCACACTAAC